TTGAGCGCCGTGGCCGACGCGCGACGCGCCGACTTGGCACCGTCACCGATCTTGCTCCATGCTCCTTGCCAGTCCACGTGATCTCCTCTGGGTGATCGTGGATCAGGGCCAGATTCGCCGTTCGTGCGGCGGTCTGGCCCGCCTGATTTGTGGCGGTTGACGCCACCGGAAACCGCCGGTTGCGGTTTCCGCGCCCGCAAGCGCGTGACGTGCGGGTTTCCGGTTTCCCGGTTTCCGGGGAGGGGGGCCCTACGCGTGCGCGCGCGAGGAGGCCCGGTTTCCGATCACTCCTCGGCCTGCCGGACCCACTTCGCGATCGTGGTCTGCGACAGGCCCGACAGGGCCGTGATCCGGCGGTAGCTGACCTCCGCCCGCACCGCCCGATGAACGAGCGGGCGTAGCTCGGTCTCGCACTCCTCCAGCTCCGCCAGGAGCCGAACCCTGCGTTGCGCAACCGGGGTCAGCGCCGCCTCGGCTTGGCGCCTCAGGTCTGCCGGTGTCACGTTGTCTGTCATGCGCTCCACCGTAGTGCACTCGCTCCATGCGCACAACCCCTCTCGCCACTAGGCGTGGCGGCAACCTAGCCCCGTGTGATCAAGGTCCGCCAGCCCGCCCGGCGAGCCGGGGCCGTAGGCGGCCGTCTGCGGGCCGTGGGGGAGTTGGCGCGTCGGAGAGTCCGGGCGGGGGCTGAAAGTCGCTCAGGCGGCCGTGTGGGGCGCGCGTTGGCGGCATCTCGCCGGGGTTTACATGGCGGGTGGCTCTGCCGTCTGCGGACCGTGGGGGCGACGTAGGGCAGGGCTGGCTGCGGAGGGGGCGGGGAATCGGCGGGCGCTGTACGGCCGTCTGCGGCCCCGGGAGTTGGGCGGGCCGCCGTACCCCCGCCGTCCCGGATGCGGGCGCGTGAGGCGACCCTGAGGCCCGGGACGGGGCGGGCGGGGAGCTCCTGCTGCCGCGCGAACTCCCGCCGGTGTGGTCGCTCCGCGTCGGCGCGGGTCTCGCCGGGGCGCGCGAGCGTGTCGCGCGGCCGGCAGCGTGGACTACTCGCCGCGGGCGGCCCGTCCCGGCCGGGGCCGCAGGGGGTGCAGCGCCCGGGCGTCCACCGGCACCCGCTCCCCGGTGTCCCACTCGACCAGCAGCGGCCCGGGGCCCACCTCGGCCACCGTGCCCGCGACGCCCACCGGCAGGTCGTAGGTCACCCGGCGGCCGTGGACCGTGGCGGAGCCCCGCTGCGGCACCAGGAGGACCACCTGCGCCCCCAGCGCGAACACCCCCGTTTCGTCACGTGACGAAACGGGATCACCTGCCGTCGACCCCGCCTGTCGAGCCGGGGGCGCAGGGGGTGGGACGGGCGTCCGCGCAGGTGGCGACGGGGGGACCGGGGCTGTCGTTTCGTCACGTGACGAAGCGGTGGCGGCCTGGATCGCTGTCGCCGTTCGGGCCGCTTCCTGGCGGGCCTCGTACGCCCGCTGGCGGCACGACCGGCGGCAGTAGGCAGGCGTCCGGCCGATCCCGGACGGCCGGAACTCCCCGCCACACCACGCACACAGGCGGACCACCTGGTCATCGCTCATGGACACACCCTTGCATCACGACCCAGCGGACCCACCACGACGACGACCAGGACCACGACGGCACACCTCTTGCACTCCGGTCCGAGGCAGGTCAGAAGTCACCCGTCGTCGCTGACTTTGGGGTGGGGAAGTACCAAGGTATCTGCGATACGTGATCATGCTCGGATGGCAACCACCCGCCGGCCGCTGGGCGGCCGTCCCGGCCGCCGTCGCGTCCCCCGCCGGCGTCCGCCCCCTGCCCGTCGAACTCGCCTTGCCCGGCGCCCTCGCGGTGCCCCCGGAGCCGGGCACGACCGAGCGGCCGACGCCTGCACGTCGGCCGCTCGGAGGCGGAGCAAGTTAGTGGTTACCGTGCCAGTCGGGGGTCGCGGCGGCCCGCTCCGCCTCGATGCGGGCGGCGGCTTGGTCGGCCTCGTACTCGGTGATCCTGGCCTCCCGTTCGCGCGCTTCGCGGCGGGCCAGCACGCGGGCCGCCAGGTTCTCCTGGACCTCCGCCAGCTCCTCGGCGGTAAGTACCCGGACGTGGTTCGCGCGGCCCCCGAGCAGGGTCAGCAGGTCGCCCACCGAGTCGTAGCACTCGCTCACCACGACGTGCTGCAACTCCAGCTCGGCGTCAGCCGCCACCACCGCAGCCTGCGCGTCGGCGGTGATGACCACGCCGCCGGTCAGCGGCTCCCGGGCCGCGCTCTCGTAGACGTACTCCAGGTCGCGTTCCTCGGAGTCGTCGCCGACCAGGCCGACGTGCCCGCGCAGGCCCCGGGTCCACTCGATCGCCCGGCGCCCGGCGAACGCCGCCTCGTACTCAGCCCACCACGCCCGGAGTTGATCCGGGCGGCCGTACCCCTCGGCCTGCGACGGGTCCGCGCCCTGAACCTCCAGGTCCCACAGCCGGTAGAGCATCTGGAACGGCGTCATGGACTTCCGGCCCCGGCCGGTCTTGCTGGACGCGTTCGCGGTCTCCAGGGCGGCGGCGCCCGCCGCGTCCAGGTCGGCGTCAACGGACTCCGGCCGCTTCCCGTCCTGGACCTTGGTCAGGTACTCGATCAGGGCCGCGTCGTCGGCGGACCGGATCACCTTGACCATGACGCCGTGCCCCTTGCCCCGGCACTTGCAGCCCCGGATCTCGCACGTGGTGGACGGCTCGAACGCCGGGTCCATCCCGCGCAGGGTCCGCGACCACAGGGCGCGCAGCCAGTCCTCCCACTCCTCCAACGCGTCGTCCTCCGGCACGAAGTGGCCGGTCACCCGGCCGTTCGCGGGCGTGCCGTCCACTGTGCCGCCGACGAACACGAGCAGGTTCATGTGCGGGTGGTAGCCGTTCTCGAACGAACGGGTGACCTCCGAGGCCCGCACCATCCCGGCGTACCCGATCCGGTGCCGGATGCCGTCCTCCGCCGGGCGGACGTACGTCGAGCCGTCCTTCCGGGTCCGGCTGGACTCCGGGCGCCCGTAGAACGCCGGGTCGGTCAGCATCCGCTGGTAGGCGCCGGGTGTCCGCCGGGGCTTGCCCGACCGGTCCAGCACCGGGGCGCCGTTGGCGTCGAGCTTCGGGGCGCCCCACAGGGCCGACGCGAGGCGGTCCAGCTCGGTCGTGCGGTTGTGCCGGGCGGTGAGCACCACGGCCGCCAGCGTGCCCCCGGCCGCCAGCCACCGCAGGGCGCCGGTCTTGACCTCCTCGGTCCGGCCCCGGCGGATCGCGGCGGAGCACTCCGGGCAGAACCAGATCCGCCCGCACCGGACCAGGCCGATCGTCACCGCGTACCCGCCGGAGGACCGGCCGTGGATCACGCCCGTGTCCGGGTCCAGGACGCTCCGGCCGCAGCCCCGGCAGGCGCCGATCCCGGACTCCCGGTTGAGGACCTTCCGGCCCTGCCACCGCCGCACGGCCGCCCGCGCCGCCAGGTCCACCTGGACCGGTTCCGGGACCGCCGCAGCGCACGTGTCCGGGTTTGCGGACACGCCTGCCCCGTCAGGAAGAGTCGCAGGTGAGAGGGGGTGGGAAAACTCTGTCAACCTATTCCCAAGGTGTCCGGGGTTGCCGCCGGTCGTCAGCCGCGCGATGGCGCGCTTTGCGGCCTTCCGGCAGCGGTCCGAGCAGTACGTACGGGGCACCTTGCCGGGCGTGTGGGTGATCGGGGTGCCGCAGTGGCAGCGCGGTCCGGCCGCGCGGGTGGTGGCGGTCATGCCGTCACCACCTCGAACATCGACTCCTGTACCGGGGTGGTCCGCCAGGCGAGGAAGGCCCGGGCGATCCACTCGGTGTAGGCCGGCGGGATCGCTTCCGTCAGTTCCTCGCGGACGTCGGTCCAGTCGATCCCCATTGCGACCTGCATCTCCGGCACGGTCGCCTTGCCGCCGCCGTCGCCGTACGCGGCGAGGTACGGGCCGTCGCGGTAGACGCCGTGGCGCCACCCCCGGACGTAGCCGTTGTGCCGCTCGTGGCGGGGCTGTGCGGCCGTCCAGCCGCCCAACTCGAACCGGCGGTGCCGGATCACCCCGAGACCGAGGTTCGCGCCGCACAGCACGATGTCGGGCCGGCACTCGGTCGTCTCGATGACGTACGGCCTGCCCGCGGTGAGCATCGCGGCCCGGCCGGGCGCGAGCAGGTCCGGGTAGCGGTGCTGCAACCGCCGGTTCGTGCCCTTGGTGATCGCGGCCCGGTGCTGGCAGGGCCAGGAGGCGTGGATCAGGTCGTACTCCCGGCCGTGTGCGGCGACGTAGGCGATCGCGTCGGCCTGGACGAACCGGAAGGGGTAGCGGGGTCGGGGGACTATGTCCACGCCGGTGACCTCGAAGCCGGCGCGGTGGTAGCCCATCGACGCTCCGCCGGCGCAGCAGCACAGGTCGAGGACGCGGAGGGGGCGGCCGGGAAGGGGTGTGATGTTGGTGCGGCGGGCGGGCCGCGCTGGCGCGGTCCTGACTCCGTCAGGCATTCTGGGCATGCAACGTTCCGTTCCGCCGAGTGCACGGCGTTCGGGGCGGCGAGCCCGGGTGTAGGAGCCCGGGCTCGTGCCATTTCTGAGGGGTGATCCTGTCACCCCGGGATCACGGACAGCGAGGCGCCCCGCCGGTGACCCGGCGGGGCGTTGCTGTGTCACAGCTCGAAGAGCGTCGGGGCCTCGTCGGCCGCCGACTCCTGCCGGGCCCGCTCGCGGGCCGCCTCGGTCTGCCGGCGGCGGGTGAGGCGGTGGCAGTCGGGGCACCACACCCGCAGGTCGGCGAGGGGGGTGTGGGTGGCCCGTTCCGGGCTGAGCGTCAGGTCGGCGGGGGCGACCAGGAGGCGGACACCGCCCCGGTCGTGGTGCCGGTCGCACCGGAACTCCGTCCGGCTGTGGGTCCGGCCGCATGCTCCGGTGCACTCGCACCGGCCGCCGGAGCGGTTCATTGCGGCGTCCCAGGTGGGCGGGTGGCCGATCGGGGCGGAGTGGACGGGCGGTTGGACGACAGCGAAGATCGGGTTACGCATCGGGTTCCTTCCGATGTGTCGGGCCGCCGGGTGGTGAGACACCGGGGCGGCCGGTGGCGGGGCCGGGTGGTGAGACACCCGGCCCCGTTGTGCGTTCAGTCCTGGTAGGTGAGCGGGGACAGTGCGGCGTGCATCTCGTCCAGGGCCGTGCGGAGCTGTTCGGCCGCGGCCACGGCTGCGGTGGTCCCGGCCTGGAGGGCGACGAGCTTGTCGCCGGTGTCGCCGTCGTCGGCCCGGACGTGGTCGTTCGCGTCGAGGGTGACGACGAATTCCGTGAGCTGTTCCAGCGCCTGCGGGAGGCGCATCACGAGGGTTCCCAGGTTGCCGACCACGCTGTAGGCGTCGGAGGGGAACTCCCAGCCCTCACCGGTCGGCTTACGCAGGGTCAGGTGGTTGATCGCGCGGACCGCTTCGGCGGCGTCGTCGGCGAGCTGCGCGGGGGTCTTGGGCTCGGTCATGGCGGGCCTTTCAGGCTGCGGTGTCGAGTCGGGCGGCGAGGGCGGTTGCGGCGGTGAGGATCACGTGCAGCTCGGGTGCCGCGTCGGCCGGGACAGTCGCGGGGGCGGGTGCCGGCGTCGGGGCGGCCGGCGTCGGGGTGGTCGGCGGGGCCGGGGTCCGGCGGGGCCGCAGGGCCACCGCGAGGGTCACCAGGCAGGCGGCGAGCACCGCGAGGTAGGCGAGAGCGATCACGCTGCCGCCTCCCCGTCGATCGCGGTCTGTCCGCGCAGCGGCTGCGGACCACGGGCCTTGGTCAGTTGGGCGTACACCGTGCCCGCGTAGGAGGCGGACCGGGTGGCCCGGGTAGCGGCCTCGCGAACGGACAGGCCCGTCTCCCAGGCCGCCTCGATGGCCCGGCGGGCGGCTGCGGCGTCCAGTCGTCCGGCGGTGGTGTCCGCGTCGGCCGGGGCCGGGGCGGGCGCCACGGGGGCGGGGGCCGGGTTCTGCGGCGTCATGGTGGACACCGCCGGATCGGTCTCCTGGTCGTACACCTCGGTTGCCGGGGTGTCCGCCGGGGCCGCCGGGGTGGTGTCCACCTCGGCGGGGGTCGGGGTGTCCACCTCGGCGGGGGCGGGTGCCACGGGGGCGGTGTCCGCCTCCTGTTCGGCCGCCGTGGCGGCGAGCGTGACCGTCTGGGCGAAGCCCCGCCGGTACGGCGAGGCGGCTTCGGCGAGGACGAACAGGAGCACGGGCATTGCGGTGTGCAGGACGATCGCGGCGGCGTCCAGGTCGGCCCACGCCTGCCAGGAGTTGAGCACCACGGTGGCGGCGCCGGTGTACCAGCGCAGGCGGGTGGCCCACACGCCGGCGTCGAGCTGCCAGCGGCTCAGCACCGCGTCACCGAGCAGGGCGGCGATCAGCGCCAGGTCGATGGCCGGGGCGACGAACCAGGCGATCGGGTTCTGCACGTCGTGTGCGTGGGCGAAGTCGTGGATGTTCTGGAGGCTGAACGCCATGGTGAGCGCGGCGACGACCAGGAGCACGACGTCCATGGCCCGTCCGGCGGTCCGGGCGGTGCGCACGGCCGACTCGCGTTCGTCCCGTTCCAGGTCGGCGACGCGGTTGCTGGCCTCCCAGATCTTGACGTCCGTGTCGGCGGCCCCGGCGGCCTGCATCCGCAGCCGCTCGACTTCCCGGCGGGCGGTGATCAGCTTGTTCGCCATGGTCACTTCCCCTTCCGGTCGGCGCGGATCTGGCGGAGCAGCAGGTACGAGATGCAGCCGCTGACGGCGACGGCGACGGCGACCAGGGCCACGGCGAGGAACAGCGCGGTCAGGACGCAGGCGCAGGCCGCGCCACCCGCGATCCAGGCCGCGACCGTCCCGGTCGACCGGCCGGAGCCGTGGTGCCCGCAGCCGCATGCGGCCGGGGCGGGGGCCGCCGGGGTGGCGGCCTGCGCGGCCTGGACGGCCGCCACGATCAACGCGATCTGCTGGGCCTGCGCCTCGGCGGCGCGGGCGTCGGCGACGGCCGCCTGCACGGCGCTGGGGGTGATCTCGGTGCTCATGCCGACACCTCCCCGGCGGCGAGGGTCAGCGTGCCGTCCTCGGCGCGCACCAGGGCGCCCGCCTCGGTGAGCTTGGCGACCGCCTTGGACACCGTGCCCTTGGCCAGCCCCGTGGCCGTGGCCACGTCCTTCTGCCGGACCGGCGCCCCGGCCGTGCGCACCGCGTCCAGGACGGCCGTCTCCGTCTCGGAGCGCTGCACCGGAACGGCAGCCGCGGGGGCGGTCGCCCCGGGCGGCGCCAACTCGAAGTCCGGCCCGCCCTTGACCAGCCGCAGCGCGGGCCGCGTCGATTCGGCCGGCGCGTCCGCGTACCGGCTCCAGATCGGGCGGTCCGGCAGCGCGATCACGTCGGCGGGGGAGAACGCCCGGGTGCGGATCGGGTGCGGCTTGGCCTTCGGGCCGGAGCGCAGCATGGCGACGCCCGGCATGGGCAACTCGTGCGCGTGCCAGCCCTTCTCCGTCGCGTCCTCGCCGAACACGGTCCGGGACTCGCTGGACGTGCTGAGCGCGAGCGCGGCCCGGTAGGTGATCTGCGCGCTGATCTGCGGGTCGATGCCGCCCTTGGCGTCCATCGTCGGCTTCTGCGTCGCCCAGATCAGGATGATCTCAGCGGCCCGCGCCATGCGCGCGAGCGTGCCCAGGTTCTCCATGATCCGCGACCACTCCGGGTCGCCGGGGTCGTCCTGCCCGTGCCCCCGCGCCCGCTTCCTGCGCGCCATCGTGATGACCTCGGCGCCTTCGTCCACGAACACCGTGATGCGGGGCCGTTCAGGCGAGATGGCGATGACGTCCTGCCCGCGCGGGATCAGCCGCAGCCGCTCGTGCATCTCGGTCACCAGCTCGTCAGTGACGTCGAGAACGTCCTCGATGTCGATCGCGGTCCGGGCGCGGTGCTCCCAGTTGATCGCTTCCACGCGCTTGGGGTCGATGACGACCAGGCGGTGATCCGCCGACTCCGACGCTTCCGCCAGCAGCGCACGCGTGCTCCAGCTCTTGCCGGAGCCGGAGGTGCCCGCGATCAGCATCCGGCGCCCCAGCGGGACCATGACCGGCTCACCGGTCACCGTGTCGATGCCCCACGGGCAGCCGGGCGTCCAGCCGGTCAGCGCGGCGCCCTCGGCCGCGTTGCGGGTCCGCACCGTGATGGTGGCGCGGTCGCCGTGCGACCCCCGGGCGATCTGCATCTGCGTCTCGGACCGCATGCCCAGCAGCGCCCGCACCGCGTCCACCTCGGCCGCCAGCTTCTTGGCGCTCCAACGGCCGTCGAGCCGGACGCCGCAGACGATCCCGGCCGCCGTCACCTCGGGCCGCTCGGTGAGCGTGCCGGACAGCCCGCGCTCCTCGGCGTGCTGCACCCAGAACGACGGGTCCAGCCGCTCAAGCAGGCGCCGCTCCTCGGCGGACACGCCGTCCTCCACGGTCACGGCGACCTGCCGCCGACCGACGTACAGCGCGCCGACCTGCGCAACGATCGCGGCGGCCGACACCTCGGCGGGCCACAGCGTCAGCGCGTGCGCGTGCTCGGTCAGCGCCCACGACGCCAGCCCGGCCGCCGTGGCGTGCGTGGCGTGGATACGGGCCACGACGCCGGCCAGCGTCACCGGGTAGTTCCGGCGGGCCGCCTTCACGTCCGCCTTCGCGCTGTCGGCCTGCTTCGACGCGGCGCGGTCCGCCGTGCGAGCCGCCCGCCGCGTGCCCGCCAGCGGGTTGCGCGTCGAGCTGCGCGCCACCCGGCGCTGGGACTTGGCGGCGGCGGCCGTCGAACGCGCGGAGTTGTGGGCGCGCTGCGCGTCCATGAGCTTCTTGAGGTTCTCCGGCGTCCGCAGCGCCTTCCGCCGGTCCGCCTCGGCCTCCCACCGGGCCGCCAGCGGGGCCAGGGTCAGCGAGGCGGAGTTGAGCGCCGTGGCCGACGCGCGACGCGCCGACTTGGCACCGTCACCGATCTTGCTCCATGCTCCTTGCCAGTCCACGTGATCTCCTCTGGGTGATCGTGGATCAGGGCCAGATTCGCCGTTC